GAATATGTCTCAAACGCATTTGAAAATGCGTTCTCATATACATTTACTGTTGCATGCTCTAAGTCAATAGTGTTATCTTCTATAATAAATTTCTGATCGTTACTGCCAGATTCTACAATAAAAGTATTTTCAATCATTTCACCTTCGTATATAACTACATCTTCAAAGACATACTGAAAGTTAATGTCATCTAGCACTGCAGTATAATCATCGCGAGTGATATATGTAAATGTTTCACCGTCTGCATTGGTTGTAAAAGAATTACCTCTATATAAAGTAAACGTAGAAAGATTTGAATTAACACTACTCGGAAATACAAGTCTTACCCTTGCCATTGAAGATGTCTGACTTCGTGGAGTATAGCCTAAGAGTTTTGCTCGCGATACTACATTTGATCTGATCTGCGCTGAATCAATAAAGGATTCATTCATTGCATTATGAGCAACAATCGCGTTGTAGTGTGTGTTATACGCTAAGATGTCAATTAATTGATTAAGGCCTGAACCTTCAAAATCCCAATCTTCGTATTCGTTGCCGGGTTTATTACGAAAATAATCTTTTAGATTATTCTTAATTTGATCGAAATCTAATTCTGTAACATTAAGTTGTCTCATTTATCGTAGTCGTTGTAGGTAAAAATTAATCTCTTCTCTTTGCCGCGAGAAAATAACATTAAATCCAATAGTTATCTCATACGCATTTCTTTCGGAATTATCAGTGACCTCTACTGTATGGTGTGATGTCCGCGGTTCGAACTGTACTAACACCTGTAGTATTTGTTCTTTAATTGCCATCGCGGTAAAGTTGTCAGCAGGTTCAAATAATAATGCAGTGACGTTCGATCCGATCTCTGGATGAAAAGGTCTTTCGCCAAAATTAGTAAGAACTAGGTTTTTCACCGCCTGTTTCACCGCGTCTAGATCCTTTACCGATTGAATATCTTTCTTATCTTGATGCACCTTCATACTTCGCATCGGAAAATCTGTGTAATACGCTCTTTGAGAGATTGTACTTGCCTGATTCTTAGCTGATGTGTTTATCTGAAAGGTTGACATATAATCTATTTATATTAATTGAGGAAGATATTAGGCGCAGTAGTTACTTGATTTCCACCGTATTTTTCTGTACATGGTCCACCAGTAGTCTGTAACAGAGATTGCTTGATATGTTCTTCCTGAAACTTGCCGACGTCGATCTTTCTCCAACCTCCGATACTTTCAGTTACATTACCATCTACACGAATATCCCAGTTTCCTTTAATAAATGTAGTACAGTTAGTATCAATCGTTAAATTGCAGTTTCCCTTAATGTTCACGTTATTATCTTTTACAATAACCTGAAAGTTATTACCTACGACGACTGAAGTCTTATCACCGACTGGAGTAACTTCTTCGTATGTACCAGTTCTGTGGATCGTAGATATTCTTTCTTTGCCTGGAGTTACATCATACTCAACAATGTGTGCTGCTTCATCAGCATCGTCAGCTCGCTCATAGGCAGTAACATGATTCTGAGGATATGTTGGAGTCATCACATCATCGAGAACAGGGAACTTCCAATTATTATTTACTCGGCCGAGTGCAGTAGGAACTTTATCATATAACTTTCGTAAAGATTTTTTCTTATCGTAACTAAATCCTTCTTTATATTTTTCTTCCTTTACCTGCGCGCAGACAGGCGTGTCAGGCGTGTCTAATTTATTTTTGCTTGGGTATCTCTCGTTAGGATCAGTGAAGCCATCACTATAATTAACTTTAGTGCTTATTGTTGGAATAGATCCCATGATAACAGGATCTTGAGCATTAATACCATCTCGAAAGAAACCAATTACCCATGTACCACATAACAAACCTGTTGCTGACTGACCAACACCAGACATTGAGGCTGATGTGACAGGTAACATCGTTGTAGCCCATGGAAGTTCTTCAGTGGGTATACCATTTTTAGCTGTTTTATCAGCATTGTGATAACCAAAACAGCGCACACGATATCTTCCCATTTCCATAGGATCATCGATATCTTCAACTACTCCAGTGAACCATGCAAACCCTCCACCATTATTAATAAAATTTTCTGGATTCATCTGTAGTTATTTATAATTTTATACTAAACGAATCTCTCTTCACTCTTACTTCAGAAAAATATTCACCATCGCTAAATGTGTGATTTACAGATGTAATAAGATGTCTACCAGATAGGTGTTCATCCCATAGTTCTCTATCGGAACCAGGCTTGTGTTTCATTTTTGCGAGATACTTTTTCATGTCAATCGGATCAATCGCTCTTGGAAACTTTAATTCAATGACCGATCCAGGATTTAACTCGTAATCTCCATATAATTTAATATCGTGAGAAGAAGTCTCAAGCAATTCGTCAATCGCACGTGTAATACCATGTGTATTTTCTTTTAGCTTATTATAATTAATATCTTTCTCTCCGTCGAAATCATGTTTATCTCTGAAGGCAAGGTTGTTAATCGAAACATGTTCGAGGTGTGAATGCGGCATCTCATTCATGCTTTTTTCGAACCAACCAGTGTCATTAGAGAATGCTTTCTTTTTATTCAGAGTGTTCTTATATTTAAAATCATCCTCATAATTATAATCATATTTGGTGTACGTCTTGTATGCATAGTCCAAATAATTATTTTCTGATGCCCATGCTCCATTCATCCCTTGATATATTTTAGCAAACTTAACATTCGATGCGATGTCAACTACCCGTGAGGCCTTTTCATTATAATCATCTTCTGTATATGGACCAAATTGAAATTCTCGCGTATCGTAGTAAGTATGATATGCATCAGCCTTCATTAGTTTTACCAAAGAAGAAAGGTGCACCGTTCCATCAATTGTTTGATACAATAAAAAGGGAGACATATCCTTATCGTATGTCTGCTTTCTTAGCCACTCCGCAGCATCAAGAGGTGTCTGCCAATTAATAACACCTTTCATCCGAGATATCGGTGTGCCTTCTATCTCAAACTTTTTATATTTTAAATCCTTTTTGATGATCCGTTCGATCTCTTCTGATGTAACATCATCGAATGCTCGCGAGATTTTCTTTAGCTGCGAATCATATGCGTGTACAGATACACACGATATTGTATATAGCTGTGTATGTTCTTCTTGTGGTCGACCATATAACGGATACTCTGTAACAGTGAACGTTAAATCAATATCCTTTGATATGTTTTTCTGTCTCAATCTTGACCAGACTTTACGTTCTAATACAATATTAATTTTTTCTTGACCAATAAGCGGAGCGGCCTCGAATAAATTACTTACGTCTTTTACGCTGATCTTTGCAATAATATTCGGAGTGTATATCGACTCAGTTATACTTAAGTTAAGTACAATGTTTTGGATTTCTATTTTTTCTCCGCTATGTGTCGTAAGTTCAACCTTCTTAAGGTTATACCCTCCTGGTGAAAGGGCTACGTCTGAACCGTTTTCAATAAAATTATTTCTTGCCATAATATATTTATCCTTCTCCTTCTGTATTCAGAATATAACGGAATCTATCTGCAAAATCACTAATCACTGAGTTGCGAACTACTCGAATTCGCCTTCTTTCGAAATTAACTTTATCAAGAGTCTCTTTATATGATAAGAATTTTGCTTTATCGGTGTAATACGTCTCAACATAACCTGGTACGTATTTTGCTGTTTTTGCTAGATTAGTAGACACCTCTCCAAGTTCACTGCGGTCAAAGCGGTCAACACGCTGGTCGGCCGAGAAATAGACTTCCCCTCGCACATATTTATTCGGTAAATTGATATCGCTATCGCTATATACTCGTGAGTATGCATCAAACGGCGTGATAATTTGATCATCGTCTTCATTGTCAATAAAACGATCTGGAGCGTTATACGACTTTTCATAAAAGTGATGAGAAGTAAAAATTAATTTATTTAAAAAATACTTATAAAAATGTTCGTAATATGCATCAGATCCTTGAATTAAATCTGTACCAGTAAGCGAATCATCGAATGAACGATATACTGTGGTGTAATTAAATTTAATCCATTCAAGCCCGCGCTTAAGCCATTCCTTTCTATCTGATTGAAATTTAGTCCACTCTTGCGAGTTATCATTTTCATGTGGATTTTCAATATACTCTATCTTCCACTCTGATTCATTTTTAAACCTATTCATCATTTCGATATCATGTACCCACAACTGAAATCTACTATCATCAAACTTTACAATTTTTGCAGAAGCTCCAGGCGTCTTCTTTGCAGTTATCCGAACATTTTCATTTTCGAGTTCAAATCCACCAAAATAATTTACCATCTCAAAATCAGAATCATATTTACGCGCAACTGGATATTGGCGAGGAATAAAAACTAATACTGAATAATCTGCATAGTCTTGTTCCAACATCGACTCAAACTGCCGAGATGATTTTGGCCAGACATTTAGTCCGTCTTTCAGAAAATCATTTGCAGCGAAGAACGTCCAATAATAATCAGGAGTGCCGTATAATCGATTTGACACAATATCAGGACGTTCACCGTCATTAATCTCGTAGAATGTATATGTTGAAATAGAATCAATTAGTGGATCTCTTACATCAACATGGCGGAACATATCGACCAATTCGGTTTTTATACCGTCATTGTTGATATCATAGTTAATTCTGGGAAATTGTGAAAAGAACGACATAAGCCATGTTAGTAAATCTTCGAAGAAGCCTTTTTTCTTTACAGGCTTTATAGGCTTGACAGGAGATGGAGTTGGATGAGCTGGAGCGCTGGTTGCAGAAGGCTGACCGTTCTCATCAATACCACGATCTCCAAGTTGATCTCTTTCCATCTGTTCGATATCTGCTCGATTGAGTGCACGAGTCTCTGTAAAGGTTAATGCAAGCTGAACCTCAAGCGGGGCGTTATCTTTGAAGTACATATTGCTGGTCGAGTTTATTGTACAATTAACTCCTGTTAAATAGCATGAATATATACGTGGAATAAATTTATTCTCTATACCAGAATCCATATTCATAAACTTAATAGTCCAAACAGGAGGATAGGCCAACGTGATATTATTTCCGTCGCCTCCATTTGATGCATATGTAAAGTGTCTAAACTTAGAATGTATTTGACGAATTAGTTCTGATTCAGATTCTGATCTTGCGATCATTGTAAAATCCATTGAATGGTTACGAACGCCATTTGAAGTAAATGTGGTGTTTGTGTTTGGATTAGATACTTGCTGTGTTGCAAGTGCACCAACATCCTTATATTTCTGTGGAATAGGTACGTTTTCTTTAGCCAACGCTACGAGCTGCTGTTTATTTAAAGATTTAATTTGACCAGCTATACTATTTAGTCCTTGTTTTCCGTCGAGCACCTTCATCGCAGCGGCACCAGAGTTTCCAAGATCAGTAGAGCCGTAGGCTGCATTGTCGCCGAATGCAATACCTCCAGGAGCAGGAAACCATACGTGATGTTGTTTTACACCACCTCCGAAAAATCTTTCGTGCGCAGTAAATAGTACACACGGCCGTTCAAGATCTCCTACGATTTCTGGAGGATACTTTAGTATTGTGTTTGATGCTCCTGCAGCCTGAGTACTTTTACCGCCGCTACTTACTAAGCCACCATTGTTGTATATATTCTCTGCCATATTTAGATAAATACTTATTTATAGTTCTATTTATAACAAAAGATATGGCATACCGAGGAAGATATACAGTAAAGAATCCCGCTAAATACGATGGCGATCCAACTAAAGTAGTGTTTAGATCTCTTTGGGAGAGACAGGCTTTTAGATGGATGGATAATAATCCCAGCGTAATCAAATGGCAATCAGAAGAAACTGTTATACCATATCGGTGTAAGACAGATAATAAAATCCATAGATATTTTATGGACATAAAGATGGTGACAAAGGAAAAAACATTTCTTATCGAGATAAAACCAAAAAAACAAACTCAAGCTCCTAAAGAACCCAGCAGAAAGACTAAAAGATACATCACTGAAGTTATGACATACGTTAAAAATACCTCAAAGTGGGAGACAGCACAATCATATGCAGCTGACAGAGGATGGGAGTTTGTAATTTGGACAGAAGATACATTCAAATCGTTAGGCATAAAGTTGCTTACTAAATAGTATAAATAGAGCTATGGCCGTATCATATTTTGATCAAGTTAAAAAAGAAGCTTCAGCTGCTGGTATTAAAAATAATACTAAGAAGTCGATGAAGTGGTTTCGTGAGAAACTGATATACATGACAGATATCAGTCGATCTAAGATTCTAAAAGATTCTGCTCTACAAAAAGCAAACACTCCTCTCGTTGGAAGAATGTTCATGTACTTTTATGATCCGAAGCACAAAAAGACTTTACCATTCTACGATAGATTTCCTCTTATCCTTATGGTTGATAAAGCGCCAGGTGGGTTTTACGGATTGAATCTACATTACTTAGATCCAATCTTGCGTGCCGCTTTCTTTGATAGACTGCTTGAGTTTACTAACAATAAGAAATATGATAAGACTACACGCTTACGTTTATCTTATGATATGTTAAAGGCTGCATCTAAGTTGAAAGAATTTGAACCATGCTTTAAACACTATCTAACATCAAACATCAAATCACAAATCACTGAAGTTCCAGCAAGTGAATGGGAAGTTGCTATCTTTTTACCAACTGAGCAATTCACTAAGAGCAGTAAAGCAGGTGTCTGGAAGAATTCCAAGTCTATAATCTAATGAGCATTGATAATCTAAAGGCAACAGTTTCTGGTAGAAACGGACTAGCTAGAACAAATCGATTTAAAATAATCATGTTCCCACCCGTTGAAGCATTCAACTCTTCGCTCGACATTCGCGATCTATCAATACTGTGTGATTCAACCACCATGCCAGGTAGACAGATCGGCACAGCTGATCATTCGTACTACAGACAGAGCATGAAGGTAGCTAATTCATATATAAATGAAGATGTGGAATTCAAGTTTAATTTGACAAATGATTTTTTCATTAAAGACATTTTTAGTAAATGGACAAATTTAATACTCGATCGTGATACGTATAAATTAAACTATGCAAGCACATATAAAAGAGATGTTGCTATATACCAACAAGATATACAAGACCAAACTATATACGCAGTGAAACTTATCAACGCATTCCCTATTACAGTAACAGCACAAACTCTTGATTCTGGTGACGCTGCAATACAGCAACTATCAGTATCATTTACATATGAAGATTTTGAAGAACTTGTAGTTCCTCAACCAGCAGCACCTATACAAAATTTCGGAGCAACAGATTTACCTAGGAATAATCCTAATTTCGCATAACACCTGATTGAATAACAAATAAAATAATATGGCATTACCAGTACTAAATAACGAAACGCACCCAATTAAAGTGCCTTCACAAAACCGCACAGTTGATTTTAGACCATTCCTTGTAAAGGAAGAGAAAGTTCTAATGATTGTGCAAGAATCCAAAGATAGTAAGAAGATCTTAAAGGTCATTAAAGATATCATTTCAGCTTGTTCATTTAATAAGCTTGATACGAGTACACTGACCGCGACAGACCTAGAATATATCTTTCTCCAGTTGAGAGCAACAAGCGTTGGAGAAACTACTACGATTAATATTAAATGCTCTAATTGCGATGAATATACAAAAAATGTCGTTAACATTAAAGAGATTGAAGTAGTTGAAGGAGAAAAACTCGATAACAACATTAAGATCACTGATGATATTGGAGTAATTCTAAAGAGTATTAGCCTCACCGAAGCCGAGAAGATCGACACAAAGAACACTGAAAAATCTTTTAATCAAACATTGATTTATTCTATTGAATCTATCTATGATGCTGATAACGTATATCCGGCATCTGAGCATACAGAAAAAGAATTGATTGAATTTATTGACGGCCTTTCTCATAAACATCTTGAAAAAATTCAGGAGTTTATTCAGAATGTGCCAAAGCTTTCACATACGTGCTCGTTTAAATGCCCGCACTGTGAGACAGAAAATGAACACGTTATAGAAGGAATTGAATCTTTTTTCTCGTAGGCCTTTCTCATGATTCACTAGCAAATCATTATAATACTAATTTTGCTATGATGCAGCATCATAATTATAGTCTAACCGAGTTAGATAATATGCTCCCGTGGGAAAGGCAGATTTATGTTTCTCTTCTACAGGAGCATATTAAGGAAGAAAACGAAAGAATTCGCAAGCAAAATGCATAAATAGTACTATGGCCCTACCTAAAGAAATTATTGACGCAGTTAAAGCAGATAAAAAAATGCTCGCGAAGAAATTCGACGAGCTAAAGGCGACCTTAACTGAAGTTCTGAAACCTAAGGGGGTAGACGTAGATTCTAATAAAGATATAGTTGATGCCGTAAATAATGTCGCTGCAACGGTTAAAGAGAATAACGATTCTGTTTCGCCGAAAGAGATGACTGCGTTTGACTCTATCATTGCGCAAGGTGAAATGGCTGAGGTCGATCTTCAAATTAAAGCTGAAGTAAAAGAACTTCAAAAGTATTTAAACGCTACTAGTAAGTCAACATCTAAAGAACAGAAAGAAGCTATTGAAGAACAGATAGCACTATTAAAAGGTGATAAGCTACAGAGTATTGAAGATAAAAGAGAAGCTTTAAAAATAGCTAAAGAAGGCAACGCGGCTCTCAAAGGTATCGAAGAAGGCCAATCATCACTCTCAAAAAGTTTCAAAGAGGGTTTCGATTCCATGCGCGGTGAAGGTGCTGGAGGTTTAGTTCGAATGCTTCTCATCGGTATTCCTGCTTTAATAGGTGGAATTATATTTGGCATAGGTGCACAGATTGCATCTGTCTTATCTCGATTTAAATCTGTCGCACTTGTTTTCTCTAAAATCGGAGAATATATGGCTCCTCTAATGAACGCGCTTGCGACTGGAGGAGGAGCGATCAGCGGGTTCCTCACAAAACTTCCGATGGTTGGTAGTTTTTTCGCCAATCTAATATCATATGGTACTGCGATGGCATCGTTAGGAGCAAAGATTAGTAGATTCCTCGGCCCTATCGGTATTGCTATACAGGTTGTCATGGGAATCATTGGTGGTATTAGAGGTGCAATGAAGGGATTTAAAGAAGACGGTATTATAGGAATGCTCCGTGAAGGAATCATTGGAGTATTCAATGCTCTGATTGGTGGTCTAGTGAAGATGGTCGGAAGTATGATCGGAGGTATCTTTAAACTACTCGGATTTAAAAAGATCGGTGAAGGAATTAAGAGTGGCTTTGCTGATTTCGTTGATGGATTTGTGCAGTTCTTTAGAGGTGCATTCGATATGATAGCTGGTCTCTTCACTCTCGATATGGATAGGATTAAAAAGGGTATTGGACAAGCGCTCGACGGTATTGTTAAGTTCGTATTTGGAGCAATTAAAGGTATTGGAGGAATTATAGTTGGCCTACTAGCTGGAATTGTTAAAGGAGTA